GGCGGACAGTCCCACGGATCCGACGAAAGGGACTACGCGAACCGGTGGTATGACCGCTGTATTTTTTGCCCGCCGAGAAACTTCCTGTCTTTCACGCTGGCCCGCGAAGGAGAGGGAGGCGTCAGAGACCTGACAGAGAGGTGGAAAAGCCAGAAGGAACTGGAAGAAAGACTTGAGAAGGGGATCGATGAATTCTGGGACCAGGAGGAGATGGACGCCGAGGCGGAGAACGCCAGGATCGGGAGAGAAGATCTGGAAGAGGAGTACCTGTGGTATGAGGCCGAGAGAAAGAAGAAAGGCCCGGGACTCGACGAGGAGATGAAGGATCTGATCCGGTGGATTGAGGGCCTGGACTCCCTCATCGAGGAAGGGGAACCGTCATGATCCGACTCTATCAGGAGGCAAGGAGGTGCCTTGGAGTGGAATGTATCTTCCAGGGCGCGGATCCCGAAGGAAAGATACCTGTGTCCGTGCTGCCGCTGCGGGATCATCTGGCGCAGGCCGCGAAACGGTTTGCTGGAAGCAGGGCGGCTGCCGCGCTCCTCTCGGCGGCCATGACCTGGGCTGTCTATCGTTACAGTGCGGCCCTGGCCTGGCTGGAGCGGGGCGGGAAGACGGCGTATGGCGGGGAGTGTCTTGCAGCCCTGACAGCGGGCTTCTTCACCTGGCAGGCGGTCCGGAGGCTGACGGGGAAGGTGATCTCCCCCGCGGAGCTGGACGCATCCGTGGAGTCCATGCCGGGGCGGCCCAGCGTGCTTGGCGGTACGGTCCTGTATTACAAGAATGACACAGCCATCTACTGGGTGCACGGGGAGAGCTGCGGGGAGAGGGCGGAAACGGTTCTGTTCCCGCGCCTAGAAGGGATTGATTTTTTTGAGAGCAGCTGGATCCGCAGGGAAGGGCTGGAAACTAATAAACAGGCGGATGGGGACATGGGGGAACCACTGCCTTATTAGACGACAGGAGGAGTAAAAATGGCAATACCAGTATTAATCATTGGGAAGTCCGGCAGCGGGAAGTCTGCCAGCATGAAGAACTGCGTGGGGAAGGATTTTAACCTTGTGAGCGTGCTTAAAAAGCCGCTTCCCTTTAAAGGGAAGATCAACGGCTGGGTTTTTGATGACTATGAGAAAATCAGGAAGGCGATAAAAGGGGCGCCTGCAAAATCGGTAGTGATCGATGACGCAGGCTACCTCATTACCAATTTCTTCATGAGGAACCACAGCACGAAAGGGAAAGGGAATGACGTGTTCGGCTTATACAACCAGATGGCGGACGATTTCTGGAGCCTGATCCAGAACACCATCATCAATGAGATGCCCGGCGACAAGATTGTGTATATCATCATGCACGAGGACACGGACGATTACGGGAACATCAAGGCGAAGACCATCGGCAAACTTTTGGACGATAAGATCTGCCTGGAAGGGCTGTTCACTGTGGTGCTGCGCTGCGTCAACAACATGACGGAGCACAAGTTCATCACTCAGTCGGACGGTGCGGCCATCAGCAAGTCCCCGGAGGGGATGTTCGAGGACAGCGAGATCCCCAATGACCTGCTCCTGGTGGACAACGCGATCCGGGAGTACTACGGGATTCAGAATCCCAAAAATGCAGAGGAGGCAAAATCATGATAAGGAAACCCGAAGGCTATGACCAGGCACCGGTTTACACGGGGGAGTTCCAGCAGCTCCCCAAGGGGAAATACATCTGCACGATCAAGCAGGTGGCTACCCAGATGTCGAAAAATAACAACGAGCAGTTCGTGATCCTGTATGATATCGCGGAAGGGGAGTATAAAGATTTTTACCAGAAGATCTTTAATTCTGAAAAGGCGCAGAACCCGTCAGAGGTAAACTGGCGGGGAATATTTAAGCAGAACATGACTGGGAAGGGGACTCCATGGCTGAAAGGGATTATCACATCTATTGAGAGATCTAATAACTTTATTTTCCAGTGGGATAAGGAAAATAATGAGAAGACCCTGGTGGGAAAACGCTTCGGGGGTCTTTTCCGCCGCAGGCAGTACGAGAAGAAGGACGGCAGCCGTTCCATAGTTACAGAGCTGTTCCAGATCCGCAGCGTGGCGGGACTTGCGGAGGCGGAGATCCCGGAAGACAGTCTGCTTTCGGAAGATTCAGTATCCCGCCCGGATCCTAATCCCGCGAATGCAAAAATGCCTCCTTTCGTAAGTGATGGGTTTATGACAATCCCGGAGGGAGCGGAAGATGAAGGAATCCCGTTTATGTAGGGAAGATCCGGAGATATACCGGAAGATAAAGAAAGCCATAGACATGCGGCAGGTTGTGGAGCATTACGGGATCCGGGTGGATGGAAGGGGCTGGTGCGCCTGCCCCTTCCATCAGGACCGGCATCCGAGCATGAAACTATTTCCTGACGGCAAAGGGTATTACTGCTTTACCTGCGGAGCCGGCGGGGATCAGATTACGTTTGCTGCCCGGTACTTAGGAATACGCAACTCTGAAGCTGCCAGGGAACTGGCGGATGTGTTTCATGTGCCTTTAACGGAGCCTTCTACGTACAGGGAAAGGCGGGAGGCGGCACTTACGGCGAAAAAACACCGGAATATGGTCAGGTTTGTAAAGCGGTCAAAGCTGTATCTGGGCCTGTACCGCGGCCTGCTGTGCGATGCCAGGAGGGATCCGGAAAGTCCGTGTTTTCTGGAAGGAATCCACAGACTGGAATATATAGAATATCTTCTGGACTGCATAGAGCGGTGTCCGGAAGAGCTGTATGGAAACAGGGAGGCGGTGAAAAAGCTTGGAGAAATCGAGAGAAGAGTTGCTGGCTGGTATGACCAGGCTGGAGAAATCGGAGCCATTTCCGGATGACATTTTTTACGCCATTTTTGAGATCGATGATAACGTAGAGCGTCAAAAGTACATTGAGGCGCTGCGGAATGCGGCAAGGGAGAAGAAACGCTTCACCGAATTCAACAACATCTTCCGCCAGTACCAGCTGGACTACATGCAGCGCATGAGGCAGGACGGAAACCGGACCAGGTTCACAGGACAGCCGCTGGAGCTGTCGTGTGGAGAATGGACAGCGGACGACCTGGGAGTGAGGACGACGAGGTTTGACAGGAATTTTCAACCAGTACCGGTCCTGGCCTGCAGCCACCCGCTTCTTCCGGTGGAGATCCTGAAAAATGTTGACACGTCAGAAGAGAAGATCACCCTGGCTTATTTTAAGTCGGCCGTATGGCAGACCATAACCGTGGATCGAAGTGTGTGCGCCAATACGAACCGGATTGTAGATGCGTTAAGCCAGTACGGCATTGAGGTGACTTCGGATAATGCCAAGAACCTGGTACGGTATATCAGTGACTGTGTGGGCTATAATCCGGCAGTCCTGGATCCCAAAAAGTCGATTAACCGTCTGGGCTGGTCAGCAGGCGGTTTTATCCCATACGAGGCGGATATCCGGTATGAGGGCGACCCGGAATATGAGGCAGTGTTTAAGAACATCAGGCAGAACGGTGATTTTGAGATATGGAAAGATCTGTGCAGGAAACTGAGAAGGAACCTGCAGCTTCGGATTATGATGGCAGCCAGCTTCGCATCCGTGCTGCTGGAGCCTGTGGGAGCCCTTCCTTTTGTGCTGCATGTGTGGGGGGAATCAGGGACCTGCAAGACGGTGGCCCTCATGGTGTGTATGAGTATCTGGGGGAATCCCGGGCTGGGCCGCCTGGTGAAGACGATGAACATGACAAAAAATGCCATCATGCGTCACTCGGCGTTTCTGTGCAGCATCCCCTTTGCCGGCGATGAGCTGCAGACGATCAAGGACAAGTGGCAGGGAAACTTTGACCAGCTGATCTACCAGATTACGGAGGGGGTGGACCGGGGGAGGGCCAAGCTCCACGGAGGCGTGGAGGATACCAGGACCTGGAAGAACAGTTTTATCTTCACGGGAGAGGAGCCCATCACCAAGGCAAACTCTGGAGGCGGCTCCAAGAACCGGGTTATAGAGATGGCGCTGGACGGAAGCCTGATGGAGGACGGCCATTATGTCAGCAGTGTGGTTCAGGAGAACTATGGCTTTGCGGGAAAGCAGTTTGTGGAGCATATACAGGGGCTGGAGAAGGCTGCCATGGTGGAACGGTACCGTGAGTTATTCGAGACCTTATGCAGGCTTGACACGACGGACAAGCAGGCCATGGCGATGGCATGTCTTCTTCTGGCAGATCAGATGGCCTCTGCTTTGTTGTTTCCCGAAGAGCAGCCGTTGTCAGTCTCTCAGGTTGGGAAATACCTGCAGAGCACAAAGGATGTGGATGTGGCGGAGCGGGCTTACCAGGCGGTTTTAAACTGGGCCGCCAGGAATCCGGTGCGGTTTGAGGATCCCAAAGATCAGGATTCCCCCAATAGAGGGGAGGTATGGGGGAAAATCGAGAAAAATGAGAAGAAACTGACAGAAGTTCTGGTTGTCAACCGGGATGTACTCCAGGGATTCCTGGAACAGAACCGGTATGATTACACGGCAGTGATCAGAAAATGGGCGGATAAGAATTATGTGATCCGGAACAGCCAGGGGAAGTTTGTCCACTGCACAAAGGTGTATGGGATCAAGTCCAGTTATGTGAAACTTGCGCTTCCCGCGGAGGATGATTCCGTGGATCAAGACGGTTTTTTAATTGTGGAAGAAGGGCAGGAGACCCTGCCATTTGTTTAAAATGCTTTACTGGAATTAAAAAGTCTAACCTTGAACGCATGAGGTTAGACCAAGGTTAGACTCTGAAAGCCGCTTAGATCAAGGCTTTTTAATATATAGTCTAACCGTCTAACCAGTCTAACCTAATTTATAATACGTAACGCGAGGGAGAAAAAGACAGGTTTCTCTCCTGTGAATAAAATATATGTATATATATGCGGATTTTTGGTTAGACGGTTAGACCATCGCTAAAAACAGGGCTTTCCGGCTTTTTTCAGGTTAGATTGCGGTTAGACAAAAGCAGAAAAAGGTTAGACCATGAGGTGGAGAATATGAATACAAGTCGGTTAATATTAAAATCAGCCCGTCAAAAGGCGGGTATGACACAACAAAAAGTGGCAGATTATCTCCACACAGAGATAAGATACTACAAGCAGATTGAGAGTGGGGAAAGGCTAGGGTCAATTAAAATATGGGATGCTCTGGAAGACCTATTCGCTATTCATCAGAGGGAACTTCGCAAGATTTCAGAAATTCATCCCGACAAAGCAGATAATCCGTAGAGACATTTAAAATATCCGCTATTTTAACCAGAATCTCAATATTAGGGGAGCGGTCAGCCGATTCATAAGCCCTATATGAACGGATATTGATACATAGCCTATCGGCCATTTGTTGGGCGGTAATTCCTTGTTCCTTGCGTGTTTGATTCAAACGAGTATTAAACATGATAGTCCTCTTAAATAAAAAATACTTGACAGTGAGCATATTGTACACTACAATCGTAAAAAAGAACAGTGAGCAAAATGCTCACTATAGGAGGATAATATCATGACAGTAAAAGAAATCGCATTCAAACTGGAGGAACTGCAGTTCAAAGCATGGGCGCTGAACAGCCTGACGCTGGCAGTCCATGACGCCATCGTTGAAGGACCGAACGATGCGGGCAACTTTGACGGCGCTCTCCATGTGCTGACCTGCATGACCCATGAGCTGGAGGGAGAGATGAAGGAACTGAGCGACGCCCTGTTTGAGGTAATAAGAGCGGAGAAGAAGGGAGTGACGTAAAATGAACGATTTAAGAAAAGCGACAATAACCACCCTGGAGGTGGCTGAGATGATGGAAGTACCACATAGTGACCTGTTAAAGAAGATTGAGGGCAGGAAAGACAGAAAAGGATATATTGAAATCCTTAACGAAGGACAAATGTCCGTGGTTGATTTCTTCTGCAAATCGTCCTATGTGGACGCAAAAGGAGAAGAGCGACCATGTTATGAAGTAACCCGCCTTGGCTGTGATTTCTTGGCAAACAAATCTACGGGCGAAAAGGGAGTGCTGTTCACAGCCCGTTATGTGAAGCGGTTCAATGAAATGGAAAAGGATCGGGAGAATCCTAACCCGATGGAAATTCCTATCGGAGAGGTCGCCAGCTACCTGAAAGCAATGGATCGGGTGGCGGTTCGTCAGAACCTTGCGCCATATAAAATTGCGGCTAATTTTAAGAGAGTGTCGGAGCAGTTCGGGATTCTGCTTTCAGACGACTTTGTAAAAGTTCCAGAATATGAGCAGTTGGAGATTGAGTTATGAGGCAGAGAATGGGAAATAAGACAGCGGGGACAGGCTTTGAGAGGGAGTTTGCCAGCCGATTGGCTGCGGCGGGTTTCTGGGTCCATCTCTTTCAGGACAACAGAAATGGACAGCCCTGCGACATCATGGCAGCCAGGGAGGGAGAGACATACCTGTTTGACTGCAAGATCTGTGAGAAGGGGTATTTCAGGCTTTCCCGTATGGAAGAGAACCAGCTGAACGCCATGGAGCTTTTTAAAAAGACGGGGAATCGAGGCGGCATGTTTGCTATCCGGTTCCCACGGGGGCCAGTCTGGCTGGCGGACTACAGGGTTTTGAGAGGACTCAGGGAACAGGGGGTGAAAATCCTGGGGAGCTCTGAAATCAGGATCTATGCCAGAAGCCTGGAAGACTGGCTCCTGGAGGCAGGAGAACAGGGCAGGGAGGAAAAAGACAATGAGGGTTATGGTTGGATCTGAGATCCGCGTAAAAGACGCTAAAAGAGAATTGACAGAATGGTGCAGTAGCCATCTGGTTCTCCCGAATCCGGAATACGCGACAAGGCGGCGCAGAGGGCTATGGACAGGAAGGACGCCGGAGTATTTGTGGCTGTACCGGGTGG